GCTCCTCGCTTCACATCGCTAAAGAAATTGTCTTGCCCCCACTGAATAAAGCTTTCAGGGTTATGGCTAATACCAAACTCCTCAATTCGTGCTATTTGTGTTCCTAGAACTTCAGGGACAGAGGTTATCGCTCCCCCTGCCGCCGCATCAGAAAGCAAGTTCTTTCCTGCCAACACATAGGATATCTTATCTTCTTGAAGCGTTAAGACATCAGTTTCGCGTCCTGATAATATCTGAATAGGACCGAAAGACTCTTCACATGGCTTAAAATTAAAAAGACCCAAATTAAACTCATTAAGCCTATTTACGTTGCTTTCATTGTTGAATACACCACTATAGGTTATATCTGCGTATCTATCTGCTTCTTTATAGTCTTGTGCCGCTACGGCAGTAGTCTGTTGCCCTAAGAGGAAATATTGCCCCGTAAGTGAATCTTCAATCTTATAACTTTCTACACCATTGCCAAAAGCATAACAGTCAAAGAACTCTAGGATAGAATTCCCCGTTATGCTTCCATACACTTGGTCGGTAACATTACATTGATGACTTCTTGCTTTTGTGATAGGGTCTACTATAATATCATAAGTTTGACTTCCTATAAAGAAAATGTCAGGTTGAGCATCGATAGGTGGCGTTTCAAATATTACCATAGAATCTGAGTTCTGAATAGTAATACGACACTCTATTGTAGAGTGTTTTCTTGGTGTTCCTGTACAATATTTAGTTCCTCCCACTAAGGATAACCACATTTGTACTCCCGGTCCTGCCGTATTTTCATGAAACTGAAATAAGTTTGTTGTAAGAATAGCTTCAGATGTATCGTCGTCCGCTACAGGCATCGTAGCAGAATCATATAGGAATGGGTAAAAGGTATTGGAGTTAGGGCCACTATCATCTTCACAGTCGGGAGGACCTGAATCTATAAAATTATTTATATTAATACCTTCGCCTATCCAAAAATCATGCATATTAGCATAATCCTGTGACGACTGATGATTAAGTTCTACGGTAGCTTCCACTGCGCCACACGCGCCTCCGCACCCCCGCGAGGGACGCCAAAAACGAATATATACATTTACTATTGCTCCTGCTGATATTGCCCACGGGACAGATGAGCCGCCCACAGTATCATAAATAGGATATTTCATCCACGGATAACAATCGCACCCTGAGGCATCTTTAATACGTTCAGAGTGGTTTTTTGTTGTTACATGTTGTGTTCCCCCATCTATAAAGGCATTCGCAACAGGGGCCGCAGAATATCCATTGGGTTTTAACCTCATATATGTTCCCGGTTCTTGCACCGTTGTCGCCGTGCCGTCATCTAAGAAATCTCTCGGTTGCACGACTTTGTCTAATACACTTGTTTCAATACAGGTATCGAGAGCGCCATTAGTATCCCTTTTAACACGCAAAATATCTCCTACTTCTACCTTTAGTTGATTCTCCCCCTCAAGACGCATCCACACTGAACTATCAAAAGGGTCAATATAAAATAATACTACATAAATAGTCTCATAAGTGGTCTCGCTTGGCTTGCAGGCCCATTTATACTTAGTTGCCCATGAAGGAGGCGCCATATCGGGAGGAATCGTTACCTCTATTCGATTTTTTTGGTCGCTTGCATGACAAGGAATAGATATGGTGTTAAATTGGCTTACAAGAGCCGTGGTGGCTCTATTGTAGTCATCCATATATATTATAGAAGTTTCAAAATCTCTATTACTGTGAAGACTCTTTTTATTCCCAAACTCGCTAAATGTCCATGAACACGCTGCTACTGAAAACAACTGATAGGCATCTTGGCTTGGAGGAACAGTAACAGGGGCTACCTCGTACTGCATTTCGGGGAATATGCAAAAGATTTCATTAGTAGCTACATTATTGCTCGTAGCGACTGATTCTTCGGCTCCATTAATTCCACTCGCCCGTTTTATAAATCCCGGAGGTGTTAATACTGCACAGTTAAAGGCATCGGTCACGGTATTGCCATTGGCACAATTGGGGACAAGCTGAATATTACATGGCAACCCCGGACAAGATGGAAGTTGGTCCCCCATAATTGCATTCCACTCAGAACTAGTCTCTAAATCATAAACATTATTATAGTCTTGCTGAAAAGTAATAGTCCATTCAATAGTAAATGGAGATGTTGGAGGAGGGCAAACACCGGCGGGGCAAATGTCTAACCCTACATATAATCTATGAGAAAATTCTACTACAAAGGTAAGAGTGGACCCTTGTTTAAGACCGGGTCCATTTATAATTGATGATAAATCAAACGCTGCTTTACCACTTGGAACAGTAATCAGAGGAGCGCCCTGAAAAGCATAACTTGCGGGCAATGTAGTTCCTGCTTCCTCTATTAACCCAATACTTTGAGTATTAAGTTGTGTTTCAAATGTTTGCATGCAAGGGAAGCCATTATAGTCTAATAAGTCATATCCATCTATATAATTTCCATACATAAGACGGTTTCCCATTAATGTTTGCGCTTTAGCATAACGAGGAACATTATCATAAAGCCGAAGTATCTCTCCTTGAGTCAATACTGTATATATCTTGCTATTAGAAAAAGTTATAGATTGTATAAAATTATCAGGCCATCCTTTGTCTGCCTTGTTATATTTATCTATTACCTTTATAATTGAATTATCTGCATACTTAAAGCATAAATCTATGGCTTTAACTAACGAATCTCCGGTATTAAACTCAATTCGCACTGAATTAAAGTTATTTATCATAGAGCCATTAATAAAATTATCTATATCAATCTGAAAATTTGGTGGCTCAAAAGCTATATCGCTAAATTGAGATAAAGCACTATATTCTCCATTTTCATATTTATATCGATATGCAAAAGATAAAAACCGCGTTTCTATATAATTTTCTTGTCCCGGCAAATTCAATAACTCAATAGATGGAGATGCCGTAACATTATTTACTGCCGTACTTGTGGATAGTGTAGGAGGTTTAACGATAACATTAATGGTTTCGTTAGTAAATTGGTCTATTCCAAGTATAGGTAAAGGATACCCGCTTCTAACATTAATTCTTCTCGGAGCATTAATATCATCAGTCCACAATAAGATATCATCTATTTTATTAATTCCTGTTATTAAATATGTAGGATTAAATTTTAAAGTGGTATTAACACCTCCTCCATCATCAATACTGACAAGATGATAAGTTGTACTATTGGTTTTCGTATCATAGGATACCACCATATCGCATTTACCTGTAGCGGAAACAAGATTAGCGTTGTCATGTACAAACCAATAAATGGTTTCATTAGAGCCATCTTCAAAAGCCCCTATACATCGTGCCGTAGCACTTAAGGGTTGTCCACCAAATTCTAAGGCCGTAAGAACAGTATTCCCGGATGAATTTTCTACTGACCCCACTTCAGATTGCTCGGTTGAGCCTAACCTGACATTCATAGCATCAATATATTGACCTTGAGGGACTAAGCGTTCATCAACGCTTTTATTCATTCTACCTTGTATAAAATTACGCGTTAACTTTGTCATCTTATTTAATCCACTTCGCTTGCCCCCTTAGATTCATTAATAGTCTTCCGGGATGAATGTTGCTGATTCTAATCTTAGCATTACGTAATAATGCCGCTTTCTTTTTTCTTGCCCTATTTATAGTGTATTCCTGAACATTTAGTTTGCTATCAAGAATCATATATTGAATGTAGGCATAAATGTATTCTTCAAATAACTTATTTACATGCACCAAAGTGTCATCTCCATTTTGCATTCCATCAGAAACGTATTCTAAAATACAGGTTTCTCCTGCCATCCCTGAACTAAAATTAATTACTCCTTTTGAAGACTCAATCCTAAATGTAGGGTTGAAGTTTGCCGTTTCAGTATTTAACCCAAAGCGCGCGCCTATTTGAAAATCAAAATACCATGCCCCATCAATGTTCCACCCCATAAAGCCATTATAAGGACTTCCCTCATTAAGATAAATGCTTTTTGTTGCTCCGGTAAGGCGATTAGTATCGATGTCTGAATTTTGAGGTTCCAATGCATATCCTTGAGCATCAAACAAAATTCTACAATTGTTGTCTTGTAAGTATGCCGTAGCACTATTTATCTGTATATTCTCCGTAAGTGGTCTTAAAACACCACTCCTTAATAATGATATTCTAATCCAATTAACATAATCCGACGGTAATACAAACCTTAATGTATCACAAACACTTAACTCTAAAACCTTTATCTCTTTAAAAGCATCATAATTAAGTTCCTGTATTGCGCGTTTAGCATGAAATAAAATCTTATATCTTTCTTCATTATTCACTAAAGAATGATTACCCGAATACATTAACTCAAAGTTATTAACTATATCATGAAGCGATACCCATTGATAAGACCCCCAATTAGCATCTTCAGGGATTGCCCCTCCATTCTCATAATATTGATACTGTGTTATATATGCCATACTATTGTTCTTCTTGAGTGTTTTCTAATTCCTCTTGATTCGCAGCTTTGTAGATGTCTATTTCTCTAATAGATAGTCCTGTATATTGTAATATTTTATTTACTAAGTTAGGTTCATCAGATGCCGGAATTTCAAAATCAATATAATCTAAATTTGTTTCATCAAACAATGGTTCTCCATTTGGAAGAGTAAGATAAGTCCATTTTGGTATTCTAGGATAACGTATATATGTACACACCACATCAGTTATAATTGTACTAGGAAATACCTGAATATTATTAGTTGTAGGAGATTGCACGGCAGGAGGTGCAATGTAAGTAGCAGGCCCTACAGTATATGCCGGATATTGTGCATTGGGAGCAGTTAAGTTAGACATAACTAATTTCCCAATCTTGGCTATCGAAACTCGCTCTATATCAACATATGTGACAGGAAGTAGAGGTGGGGAAATTTGTATTTTTGATATAGTATACCAATCTATAGGTAATGCAAAATAGGGAGCAGCATACGTTAGATAAAGAGAAAGGGTAAAATAGTCTACTACCTCTTCTAGTTGTTGCCTAATATCAGCTAGTCCTGTTCCTGATGTTCTAGCATTTTCTTTATTAATTTGATAATTGTAATCATAAAAATAATCTTCAAATATATCTAACTGCGCTTGTTTGGCAAATAGATTGAAATCTGAAGGGGAAATATATCCGTAATTATTCTTATTCAATACAGACAATACGGTGTTCCTTACAGAGTTTATCATACTCATAGAGCCATTCTTTTATACAAAGATAGTAAAATAAAAAAAGGTCGCATTTTTTCTACGACCCTTCTTATAAACACCGAAACAAAGTATCCTTAAGGATACCTTTATTTATGCTACTGTTACAGAAATGATTACTGCACCATCAAGGATTACTTCTTGAGACGGCTTAGGCCTACTATTAGGACTCGCAGCTAACTCCATTCCTGCTTGTACTCCTTGTTGTGCTAAAGGAAGAGCAAGTAGGGTATGAGTAATGGTTACTGTATCATTTGCAGCGGCAACAGTTTGCAATACGGTAGTATCCGTAGTGGTTTGAGTTGCTAGTACAATAGATGCAGAATCTACTAACTGTGATACTTGAGAAGCTGAAGCTGATAAAATAATAAAAGCTTTAGCCGTTGGAAATACATCCAAAGAGACAGTAAGCGATGTCTCGCTATTGACTGCCGTAACAACCGCAGATGTATCATCTGTATCGTTATAGGCATAATCTCCCACCGACACTCCATCAGTAATAAAAGTAGCGGTAGTTAGATTAATTTCAAAAGCAACTGATATTCCATCTGTTGTTCCCGTAGCTAATTGGTCAGCAATAGGGAGTTTTAAATATTTTGACATTTTTTATAAATTTATTAGGTTATATAATTAAACTTTTTCCGTTAAGTGTTCTAAAATCTTTAAGGCTTCAATTCCATCATCAGACTGCAAGAAAGAAGATACTATATGGTCTCGGCTTTCGCCAAAAGGAACCGTGAGCATTTTCTTTTTATTAGTAGGAGTGTTAAAGTAGATTTGGTTTCTCTTTACAACTAATAAATTATCAGAAAAGAAACCATTTACTTTAGCTTGTAATGTCAGCATAGGGTCATTAAGAACATCTAAAAATTCTATTGGATGCTTGCGAGCAAAAACAAGGACATCGCGTTTTAATTCTGCCGTTGTCATATTTTCTACCTGCTTGCCTAAAACTACTCGCGCCACCTGTTCAAGTCTAGTTACATCTAAGTTCCTAGCCTCAATAAGTGCATCAACCTCATGATTCATTATTTCTAGTTCTTCGCTTGCATCTGCCTCTAAGTTTACCTCAACAAATACTCCCCCGTTGTCAGGATGGTAATGAAGAAATTCTTGGAGAACAGGATTAGTTCGAGAAACCGAAAGAAATCCATCTTGAAATATAATAGGCTCTAAAATTGCATTGCCATCCTGCTCCTCCTCGAAAGGAGATTTTTGGTTCCTAGCATACCGCATAGGTTTATTAACACCCTCCAATTCATCAAAGTAAAGGAGAGGTTTCCTTCGGGTATGTTTAGAAGAAAGCATGAAGGCTAAAGGAGCCATATCGCGTGTCAATTTATAAGTTTTATCCACTAAGACCTTTTTAGGTTTAGAAGAAGTTTTTATTGTTTTTGTACTCATTAGATTATATTAAATTAAATTTAAAAAAGGGGAGGATTTTACTCCTCCCCATTAAAACTATGCTTCCATTACGAAGAAGTTGTTTGCACCTAAAGTACAAACACATCTTTCAGAAAGGAAATGAACATTCATCTCATCAATGCCTGATGTTCTAGCACCTCCGGCAGAACCTGTTATCCAAGTCTTATACCTTCGGTCTTCTGTTTCAGACGCTCTGTAACGAACATGCAAGAAAGGTCTCTTAGCATTTTTGCCCATAACTTGGTCATAAACACTTGTTGAACCCGCAGGAACCATAAGCCCGAAGACTTCGCCCGCGTGAATTCCACCCCTCATAGCAGCATCGTTAAGATACTTCCAATCAGATTTGTAGAAATCATAACCTCTTCTGAAGCCTTTAAAGCCTAAGTTAAGAGCCATCTCTTCGTCGTTATCGAACAATCCAAAAGATGTTCCGTTAACGCCGTATGAGTTTTGAGCCGCTAACATATCATCGATATCAAAGCTAAGTTCCCTATTACAGAAAATTACATTCTCTTCAATAGAACCTTGCTTATCAAGTCTTTGGATGATAGCATCAAAATCAGCAAGAGATGAAGGAGAGCCACTGAAGACGTTTCCTCTATTCCTTACTACCCAAAACACACCCTGAGAGCCTTTGTTACCTACGTTGCCGCCTCCTGCAATAGCTGCTGCTCCTGAGCCTACTTCAGCCGGAACTGCTTCAATCATGGCAGTTTCAAGGTAATCATCAAATCTCATTCTTGTGTCAGACTCAGACTTAAGATACCAAAGGTATCCGGCAGCGCCTAACTCAGAAGTGATTTCTACCCATCCAATTTGCGCCATATCAGAACCACTCACGACATATTTGTCACGGATGATGATAGGCGAGTTCTCGAAGATGTAGTCATCAGACTCTAATCCAAGCATTGTTGCATCATCAGAGGCTTTCTGAAATTCAGAACCATAAATAAATACAGTACATTGTGCGCCTAACGCAAACGCTTGACCCGCAGCTTCATAATAAGCTACAGTAAAGGTTTGAACGCCCGGAGCGGGTCCTGACACGGCAGTAACGATAGCTTTGTTCCAAAGAGTTGATGCTCCTGCATTAGCAGAAATCATAACAGTTTGACCTACCTTGATAGCGATGTTGCCTGCGGTTAAACTCGCAGTAGTAGTTCCGCCACCGGGAAACGCAGGATTAAGGTTGTCAGCCACCGTGATTACACCTGTTGGCGAACCTGCTGCTTGTGCTGAAGTACACTGTGTATACTTAATATGTAGACGACCTTGCTCAGTCCATTTAATTAAATCAGAATTGGAGGGCATCTCTGCACCTACCATTCTTAAAAACGCGGAAACACTTCTGTTTCCATATCTCTCGAATTCCTTCTCATATGTATCAGGTAAATACTGATTCAAAAAGTCGAAATTAGTGATATAGTTTGTCGAGGTGGCGACACGTTCCGCACTTGGAATTAAGTCGAACCCCGGAGTTGGTAATACACTCATAATTTCTTAAATTTTATATGTTTTTTAAATTAATTTCTTTTATTACTTTTTATGCGTAACCCATTATTATTACTGTTTTGGCTTACCGCACGAATTGATAATCCTCCTTTGCGAACCGCTTCAGGCGAACGCCTCATCTCCATATCTATATTCTTGGAGTTCTTAGCATCCGATTTTACTGCATCCGTTTTGCCTTGCTCATAAAAGAACTTAGCAAATTTATCAGGATTCATAGCAAGTGATAATGCCCTATGGTATGATGTAGCATCAGTAATTAATCCATCCTTATCAAGATATTTATTAATAAAATTAGTAATATCCGATTGGGAATGTTTTAAATCCTGTGCTGACCCCGGAGAGAAATTAATTTTGTTATCTCCAATACTAAAATCAAAACCTTTGAAATCATTATTAAAGACTTCGTTCGTTTTATCTAAAAACCAATCCGAACGCTTATTTGCCTCTTCTTCGACACTTTTGGACTCTGCGAGATATTTTCTATAGCTTTCTAAATCTTTGGTATTGCTATCAGAAAAATCTCCCGTACTTGACTCAAGGGGGAGTTGGTATTTTTCTTTTTGCTCATCAAAGAAATTTTTAGCTTTAGTTATAGCCCGCTTTTTAGCTAACTTCCTTCTTTTGACATCTGATTCTTCATCTAAATCCTCATCATATGCAAACTCGGATATCATATCCTGCACATCATCAGCATCTAAACCTTCTTCAGTTGCCATATAGAAGTCGGCTAATATTTTATCAGGCTCTACTTCATTATAGTCTTTATTAACTTTAATAAAATCTTCAATGCTTCTGCCTGTTTCTTTTTTATACTTAAAGAACGCTGATACATCATCAGGTAATTCCTCTGATGTCTCACGCCTTTCCATTAACTCATCTATAGAGTTAACTTCTTTGCCATATCTATTTCCAATATATGAAAGAACGTCTTCTTCTTTTAAGTCAGTATTATTAGAAGATGTGTTGTTTTCTTCTTTTAATTTATCAACAATTGTGGTTTCATTGGGGTCGCCATGCTTTTCCTCATGCTTTCTCAATAATTCCGCTTCTATCTCTTGCGAAGATTTTTCTTCTCCGGCCTCTATTGCTCTAACTTTAATTTCCATTTGATTTGATTTTAGTATTTACAAAGTTATGAAATTTTTTTCAACTATTTTTAAGTAACTTATCTAGGTTCAAATTCTGCAAGGTCAAAACCATCTAAACTATCCTCATTGGATTCAAATCGTTGAGGAGGAGTATTGTTTTGTCTTTGTTCAATTAACCTAGACTGTTCGGTATTAGCCTGACTTATTCTCTCCGACTTGGCTCCTTCTCTTTGAGACTCTCTTTCCTTAAGAGAATTTTCGCTAACATCCGTTAATTGCTTATTATAATTAAACTCTTCCGCCATTAGCATTTTTTTCATTTCTGCTTCCGCCCTCATCTTCTCTATTTCAAAAGCTACTTCAGCTTGTTTAATTTGCATTGCCGTTTGTCCTTCAAGTTGTATCTTTTCCATTGCCGCCTGTGCCGCCATCTGTTGAGATTGCAGTTGTCCTTGCTGCTGAATGGCTTGTTGCTCCATTGCCATTTTCTCATCATACTGTTGTTTCTGACGTCTCTTAACTTTTAACAATTGGTTTGCCATCTTAATATTTCTTATCTCACGTATATCTATAGCATCTTCAAGATTAATATCTTTCTGTTGTAGAGCCATTTGTATATTCCCTTCTAACATAGCTTTTTCTTCTTCGTCGGGAGCAACTCTAATAAAAATGCCAAAGTCATAAATATATAGGTCTTTAATATCTTCAAGAACTTTAAGATTATATTTACCTATCTTATTTGCGAACTCTTCTTTAAAAGGAGCATACTCTAATATATCAGCTATTCTATAAGATAAAGCTTCTGCTAATGACCTTAATAAATAAAGGCTTGCATCTAAAATATGTCTAGTAGCGACATTAGAATTAAGAGCAGCAAGTTTTTGAACCCCCACAAGAGAATAAGGGTCAGGAGTTGTTCCATCCCTTGCTTCATTTAAACCTGTACATGCTCGTATCATCTCCATATAATGATTGTAGTTTCCAATAAGAGCCTGCATTTTTTGTTGTCCTGTATTTCCTGTCAACTGAGTGACAGGGATTTTGCCATGATTATATTCTCCCTCTTGAGTGTAACTTCTTCCTATTACACTTCCCGTTTGGAAATAAAGGCGTAATGCATCTTCAGGATTATAGGAATTCCCGGTTCCCAAATCTACTTCGTTTAACCCATCGGCATCAATAAAGACACCGTCAGGGACCATCCTAGATATTACTTGTTGGAGTTTTAAGTGTGTAATCTGAATAAGGTCAGCAAAAGGTATCATCCTTTGAAGTAAAGACTCTATCCTTCCTTTATACATTCGTGGAGCCACGGCAATATAGTTTGGGAGAGCATGTTGGGTAGCTGACTTTGGTCGTACCATATTTTTAGCCATTTCCCATTTTAATATTATATTGGTCCCCATAATCATTACCCCATCATACCATACGTCAATGGTTTTCTCTATCTTCTCAAAATTGCCCTCTTCCATCATTTCGTCCGGGGGGTTAAAGGTATCATCTTTTTCAATTACCTTTTCTCCACCTCCTTCGCTTACTTTCTTTTTATGAACAACTTTTTTGGTAGTTTTATAATTAAAGTATAGAACTGTAGCAGTGTCCCTATAGAAAATGCTATTTTCCTGAAACTGTGCTACATTATAATAATTGTACCAAGCCTGTGAATACTTTGATATAGTATTAAGGTCATCATTTGTAAGTGTGGGGTCAATTTTCATTAACTCAATTATAGGAATGGATTTTATTTCTCCCCAATAGAAGCAATCTTTAAAATGAGGGTCTTCAGTATAACTGTAAATAACATTGGCAGGGTCTACATAATCAATAGTCACACCTGCTCCCGGAAGGAATTGAGTTTTCGTTATCCCTATACCTAAAACAGTGAGGTCATAATCCATGCGCTTACGCGTATCTATATAATGATTATCTTCAAGCATTGTATTTATAGCCTCTTCTTCAGCAATCTCGATGGCAGGCTTATAATTTAGTTGCATAAATAAGGACAACTCTTCATCAGTATTGGGTAAGTTATCGGGGTCCATTGAGAAAGTATCTACTTGGAATTCTTCAGATATTACGGTAAGAATATCTTTAGCAATCATTTGGCCTTCTATTTCATCTTGATATTTGCTTCTATGAGCCGCCGACATGGCATCTTGTGCATATGCATTTACTTTAAAAAGACGGTCTGACATACCATTAACAACAATATCTACAAATTTAGGGATGATAGGAACAGGAGTCCAATCAAGATTAAGATATGATAAGTCTCCATCAATAGCTAACTCATTTTTATATTTGGCTATAGATTGTTCTCCACGCGCATATAGTCTAAGTCTATGAAAATTTGCCCATTGGTCATAAAATCGACAATTGTTATAATCTCTTCTAAACCATTCATATTGAATAGCCTGTCCAATCTGTAATCCATATTCAAATGTCGCTTTCTCAGCATCGGACACAAACTGAGAAGGAAACCCACTAGGATTAATATTTATTTCTACTTCTTTCATTATTTCAAAATTTCACTTAAACTACCCTTATTGTTATATGTTGCAAAGTTAATGCTTATTTTCGACTGTTCTTTTTGAGGGGTATACATGTGCTTTTGATTAGCCATTATCGCTAACCCGGAACTTATAGTAGCATCAAATTTAGTTCTATTATTAATATTAAATTTTGCCCAATCCTCTAATGTTCGTGTAAAGTTCATAGACCCCATCTCATCAGAATCTCTATAAACACCTTGCAAGTCTATCCCTACATGCTTTTCAATATAGGATTCTATAGCCGATGCATGTGATTGTTTTACATCTTCAGATGAGTTAGGTATACCACCTAATTCTTTTTCTGTTTTTGATAACTTATTAAATACTTTATCAGGGCGATTTAGGCAAAACCCCCTATATCCTCTATTTTTAAAATGATATAATAATCTAGGTTTATTATTTTCAATCAATATAGGCATACCATAGAATATACACGCCATAAGCACTTCTTCAAAAAATATCTCTGCCGTCTGTGGTCGTGCTACATACTCTAAAAAAAACTCATTGCTAGGAGCATCTTCCATATTAAATTTAGTGAGTCCGTGAAGTGCGCCATTTGAGCCACGCCCGCCTACTGTTCCTGATATATCATATGAGTCACACCCAAAAGAGCCGATATGCTCATTCCCCGGCAATTTGCGACCTCGTTTTTCAAGTGTTCTATTTTGTAAGTGTAGAGCAGGAATCCAAGAAAGAAGAAACCGCCCATGATTATTGGGCGTCCATATCACGCGAGTATCTTTAATCCCATCTTTCCAATGGAAAGACCCGCGCGTTAAGAAGTGTTCTTTTATTAAAGAATCATTATAGTCAATTTGTTGGTAAATTTTAGTTAGATTAAAAAGAGACTGTTGGCTCTCATCTCGAAAAGCATGTGACTGCGTTTTTGGAAACTGTCGATAGAATTCATTAAGAGCATCAGCGTCATTCTTTAGAGATGCTACTTCATTCTCCCAATATTGTAAGGCTCCCATCTTAATAGTTCCTCCATCAATACCTTTAATGTGAGATGAAGGAGTATTAAATATAGGCATTCCATATCTATCAATATATCCCTCAAAATTCCATTCCATAGGAACAAACAGGCTATAAAGACCGCTTTTTGTTTGTCCATTGCTATTGCGTTTTTCTATATTAGAGTCCTCAAATAACTTTTTAAAATTATCTCCTCCTTTATCAAGAGCATTAGAAGTTGACCCCATCATGCATTTGCCTATAATTCGTGACCCTAAACGCAAGCAAGTCTTCGTTACTCGCCAATTATTTAGAATATTATCGGGCCTCATCCATTTACCGGACTCATCGTGTATTAAAAGCTGAAGTTTTTCTCCATCATAACTATTATCAGCAGTATTTTTCCAATCTATAGTAGTGTCTAACCCATCAAGTTCATCATGAGATATATTATACATGTTTTTTTTGGTAATCTTAGCGGCAGGGATTCTATATGCTAATTCTGTTTTTGGTTTATCCATGCCATCTTGTATAGGAGAAAAGAAAAAGGGATAATTAGTTGAGATAGGAACTATCTTATCGGTAAACATTTTCTTAGCATCTGCCCCCGTCTTTGATAATACTCCTATACGAGAGTCTTTAGCTAGAGTGGCATTATTAACTGCTTCCGAAGACCCCATAAATGAGAATCCTGACCTCCTAATCTTTAAATAACACATACCAAAGCTTCTATCGTCAGCTTTACATGCTTCCCAAAAAATAAAAAACAAACGATTTGCTTCCCTAAAATCGGGATATCCTATATCGATTTTTGTCCATTGAAGATACATGTAATGAGACCCTGTAATATATGTTGATAGGGTCTTATTCGTAAACCAATGTCCTTGTTCTCTTTTATCAAACTCTGCTTCAATATAATCTACCCATTGCGCCTTAAAAGCACTTGGCATCTCGTTCCATTGAAAGATGGTTTTTATTTTCTTTAATATTTTAGGTTGGGGAATGCGTTCCCAATACTGTTCTATTGGTATCCTTGAGGATACTTTTTTAGGAATAGATGGTAAAGCTATATATAGACCACTTATGTTATATATATCTCCAATAGTCCCATTTTGGGAGATAACTATTATATCATATTTTTCATTATAACCATAAAGCCAAGACCGATTATTATTCTTTCGTTTAATAACGCCACTTGGAACAATATCTTTTACTATTCCATATAATTTATTTTGACCTTCGCTCTGCAAATCCTTGTTTTATGTCAATATCACTACGACCATTTATGGATAAGGCGATGTTTTCTCTTTCTTCTTCTATTCTATTGAGAATATCAAAAGCATCAAAAATACATAGCTTCTTTGTGGCAGCAGCATTTTTTAATCTATCGGAAGCCAAGTCATCTTCAGGGTCGGGCTTAATAATATCCTCTTTAGCTACCTTTATCAGATGTTGGACGGCTTGTTCTCCTGCCTCAATTATTTTTAGTTTTATATCAGTATGTTTCATTTAATTTAATTGATATATTATTGGTAAACATTCTATATAATTTTTCTCCATCAACTATAAATTCATAATCCGAATGAGGGGTGTAGCAAATTATATCTCCAACTTTTAAACCTAAATTTAACAATTCTTCATTAATATATCTAATCTTCCCCATTAATGGCTCTTCATTAGTGAATTTAGTTAGATAATATTCCTGTTCCGCGATAGGTTCAATAAAACAGTATTTAGAATGCGACTTCCATTCTCCTTTATGTTTATATAAAAAGAATTGGTCTTCATCAATAAAAAAAATATCATCACGAAGAAAGCTACGCCCACTTTTCTCTCTTCCTTGCATATCATAATAGTACTTAAATACATTATGGTGTACCAATAGAGTATCTCCCTTTCGTATTTTTCCTTTATATCCTATAGGAGTTTCTACAACATTGGCATATCGATTAGAAAAACGATGGTCTTCGGTGTCGGTGCTAGTGATGACTTCCAATCCGCCAATATTTTTAGTATTATCATATCTCTTTCCGTTGTTTGGCTTAATAATAAAAAAAAATGGAGATTTCATTTTGTAGTTTGTTTATAATCTAAAATAAATCCTATAAAAACTATAATGTTCATGCCTATCGAAGCACCGATTTCATGTATATCCTCAAAAACATTTAAGGATAAGTGAATATGGCCTACCATCCAAAAAGGGATAGCAAGGTTTTGGCTTATCCATATAAGCGTAAACTTTATAAAGTTCATGCTAAAAATTAATATTATACTCTATAGCAATCGGTATTGGCGCTTTGAATTCCTTCCATAAGCGCACTTCTTTATCTTTTACAATCCAAATCTTTATAGAGTCGGCTCTATCATCATGTTGTATTAGATGAATGGAAAATCCATCCCCCAAAACGGGTTGCCCTACAATATAATGCATCGCTCCCGACTTATAGTCCGGCCCTACGGATATTTTTCTTATATCCATTTGATTAATATACTATACATATTTGTGCCGCCTGTCCCGGTGGCAATGCGCCTAATGGCCCTAAGACATATAAGTCTCCGGGCAATAGAACCCCCAATGCCGTTGCGTTATCGGGAAACACTTTTATATTCGATGCTTGACTCGAAAATCCCGTTCCTAAATTAATATCCCGAATAGAATCAGAAAGTCTAAATTCTTGTGTTCTCTGAATTAGCACTGCTGAACCAAGACCTATAGAGTCTACGGCGTTAGGGAAATTGTGTTGGGCTTGAAATCCAATAGCGACATTTCGACTTCCTAAATCTATTGCCGGATTGTTTAATGCCTCCGTCCCTATAGCTACATTATCCCTCGGAATTGCTCCGATTAAAGCATTAAAAGCAGTAGTGCCAATGGCTATATTATTTCCTCCCGTAGCGGTAGCGATTGTAGATGTTCCTATAGCAATATCATTGGCTCCTCCTCTTGCCATAGCCCTAAAACCAATGGCTATAGCCTCATTATGGGCTCCTCCAAGGGGAGTCATGGCATCTGTTCCAATCCCGATATTAAAATTTCCACTATTACCATTCGCTCTGCGCCCAATCGCAATCCCCTCTTCGCCTGCGGGCAACGTCATAGCTTGGTTCCCAACGACTACATTATAGCTTTGAGTAGTGATGCCTCCGCCGGTATTATCTCCAACAACAATATTATGCCTACCTAAACTGATAGAAATACCCGTAGAAGACCCTAATGCCGTATTGCCATCTGCAATTCCTACCGAAGATAAGGAATCCACACCTACTGCCGTATTGCCAACTCCACGGGTTATTTGTAGGGCCTGTCTGCCTACTGCCGTATTGCCATCTCCCGCTATCCCTGATAATGCATTTTTTCCAATTGCAGTATTGAAATTTGAAGTGGATAAAGAACCCCCTGCTTCATAGCCTAATGCCGTATTAGAAATTCCGGTACTTAATCCTATAAGTGACCTTATGCCTATAGCCGTATTGTTAATAGACCCTGCTAATGCATTCCCTAAAGCAAGCAACCCATAGGATAAGTTATCATCTCCTACAGGATGTTTTACACGAGCAAGAAGATAATTGTCTATTAAGGTTAACCCATTAGGAATTTGTCCAAGGTATAATTCTCCCGTTCCCGATTCATCATTTAGAATGTTCGTAGATTCAAGAGGAGGCAATCCGAGTCCCGGCGCACCGTACCAAAATTTTTGTGCCGTTAAAGAGGGTTGGGAATCATCTAGCCACTCTATGCCCATACCGGGACCTTTGCTTTTTAAAACTTGACCTGCCGTGCCACTTCCACCAAGACTATCTTTAAATTCTCCAATAAGACTAAAGTATCCGCCTACACTAACATCCCCTGCCGCAATAATATCTCCATTGCCGGGGACGCCGGGCCCTAATCGTGGATTAAGTTGAAGTTCTGTTACCCCACCATTTTGTAGTATTATAGCTGATTCCCCCGTGCCAATTATAGGAGCATCGGAAACATTCCCTGCTTGTAATACCGCGGCTAATGTATCGACGGGGTCTAATCCGGCAATATCGCCAAGTTTAAAATTTTGTGTCTCTTTGTTTCCCGTTATGGACTCTGTACCAATTACATAATCATTATCTACAGGTGTTCCAAACGGATACGAGGTAGTATTACTTATCTTTCCCATTTTCTTTTTTAGTTATCTCGCCCGTATCCATATTAAGAACAGAATCAGGGCCATATTTGTCAATTAATTTCTTTTCTTGAATTCCAAACTGCTCCTGTATTGAACCAATATTTCTTATAACATCTAATTTTTGGAGTTCTAACTCCCCTAATGCCATTTTTTTCTTATTAAACTCAGTGTTTAAAGTTCTTATAGTTTGAAGTTCTTCTGTTTCTACTTTCATTTGATTTGATTTAATTTATTTATTACAAAGATATTAAAATAATTTTAACAACTCTTTAAGTTCTGATATTGATAAAACGCCCCCTAAGACGGCTATCAATAAAATTACAGGAACCAAAGAAGATATTATCTCCAAATAAGGAATATCTCCCGATGGGCTTTCTTTAGTTTCTTGTTGAGTTTTAGTTATTGCTCCCCCTAATGCCGCATTATCAAATACCTTTAACATCGTTGAGCCTGCCTTTTTTAAATTCTTCTTCAGAATTAATTCTTTTAATAATTTCATAACTATATAGTTTAACATTTATAAATTTTCTTTCGACCCTATTCCTTCATATTCCTTTTTGGCATCAAATGATGGACACGCCTTATTGGAAAAATCCCTATGGCCATATATGGTAGCATCGGGATGTAATAGTTTTAGGACCCTAATTAATAATATAAGTGCCTCTTTTTGTTCGCAAGTTCTCGTATCCTTTGGAGTGATGCCATCTTCTTCTACTCCCCCAATATAACAAACTCCAATAGAATTGGAGTTATACCCTTGGCAATGAGCGCCAATGTCTTTTACTGCACGCCCATATTCTATAATTCCGTCAAGGAGAACTACGTAATGGTATCCTATTCCTTTCCATCCTCGGTCTTTATGCCATCTATCTATTATTTCTGCATCGATATTTTGTCCCTCACGGGTAGCAGAACAATGGATTATTATTTCATTTATATCTCTCATATTTTAAGGATAAATACTATAAAAATCGTTAATAGATGTCTCTATATCTCCTTGAATGGGATGGTTAGGAGCATTATAAAGGATAAGTTCTTGAAGTTTTCCTTTAAGAATATATCCTCCACCATATGACCACAACTCGTATTCTGCATCAGCAGGCGTAGGATATGACCATGAAATGAAATCTATTCCGGTAAACGTAATAAGTGTTTGTCCTGCGGCGGCAGGAGGGGTACTTCCCAAAAAATTGGACAGAGCATAAAAAACGCTATCTCTATCTACATCAGTAAAAGGCCCACCCAAAGGTAAAGTTTTTGGTAATGCTACTCCATTTACATACCAATCATTAGGGGGCGAAGTGCCGGGAGAACTTCCATAACTCCCAATAGTGGTGTTGGCATATTGTCCCGTTCCATAATAATCTCCTCCATGTCCTCCTCGTGCCAAAACAAATCTTTCATCTTCTATATATTGAACTGAGTAGTGGACTATATCAGTAGATGTTGCTGCTAAACCAAACAAATCCCACTCGGTTAATGTATCATTGCTTCCATCAAAGAATATAGAGGGTTTGCTATTTACATCATAAAAAGCACCGGGAGCATTAAAAGCGGGTTGAGAGGATAATATTGTCTGTATGAAATCAGAGTTGTTACCACTTTGGTCGTACCACGTATGAACTGCCGTTCTTTGAGCTGCGGGCATCGAGTCAGGATTGGCATAGCCGGTAGCAAATACAAATTCTCCAAGCGTAGTGGCGAGTGTTCCCGTTCCCGTTCCCGGAACCCATGTAACTGCGGACTCCATGCTAACTTCATCGTTGCTATCAAAACTAACATTTACTTCTTCGGGAGATGCTATATTGACTCTTCGTATACGAATAATATAGCCCGAATAATCACTTCTAAGTTTTCTTAAAGAAAATCCTCCTAAGGCATTAGGGTATAAGTCAAGAAGTGACTCTCCACCCTTTCTTTTAGGTTCGCTCCCTATTGCTGCTGCTGCGGCTATAAAACTCATATATTACCAATTTGCTACTAATAATGTTGCAGTAGTTCCCGTTTCTAAGACTTGCTTTACTTGTACGGGCATCCATATTCCTTGTGGAACTGCACTATATAAAACAGTCTGTCCACTAGCCGTAACACAGGTTATATCTCCTGTACCACCAACATAAATGATACATCCTATATTTTCTGTAGGACTCGTATAAATCCTATATGTGCTTGTGGCAACAAGACCAATGTCAGTAGTTAAGGTAAGAATTGCTTTATCTGTAATTTCACTTATAGTAGTAGACTTTAAGTAATCCGCCCCTGCCGTAGTATTAACCACGATATCTCCTATCTTGCATACGTCTTCAAAATTGTTTGCAGAATATAATTCATAAGTATCGCCAATTTCAATAAGAGGAGCAGTATTAGTAAGAGGAGCATAAGGCTCCGCTTCTAATAATAGTTCGCGAGTACCAATAACATTCTTAACGCTTCCTTCAATTTGATTACCCGATGGGTCTACTTTTCCCGCAGTAGTATTAACAAAAACATCTCTCGGCTGCACCCCTGCTGCCGGAAAATCTGCTGCTGCATCGCCAAGTAGAATCCCCGCATTTATATTTTCTCCTTGCACAGTACCTGAAGGTGGTGCAGTCGTTCCTGACTCTAAAAGAGTATTCCCAACAAGATTGGTCGCCGGAACTCCTGTTCCAACAATCCCTACTCCATCAAAATGTGGAGATGTGGGTACGGGAATAGGAGCATCATCGCTTGGAGCAATCTCTAAAGATGTTAATCCTTGTAATTTCAAATATGCCATTTTCTAGTTTTTTATGCTTTCTCTTTATAGGGAAAAGCTTGGTTTAATTTTTTTTTTCTATTCTTACACCCACAATCTTTGCCGGTAACTTTAGTTACTGTATCAACAACTTTAGAAATCCCCGTGGCTTGAGCCATTTTCTCTATAGTGTCGCCAAGACCTCTCGACTTCCGATGACCTCTATAATATCGTACCGACATTTAAATCTTTTTCATAGATGTAAGTTTTCAATAGGAGAGATACGGAGTAAAGGGAGTGTTACCCCGAACCGTTTACTCGGCAATCTCCTAAGTTGTTATCTGTTTCCTTTCGTCTTCATCTTGGTGTTTTTCTTCTGAACTCTTGCAGCTTTACGTATCTGACTTGGAGTCATGCTTTCCTTCTGCTTTGCAGTAGGACCCGTTCCTCCACCACCTTTCTTGTAGTTAGCTACGGCTCCCGCAATTTTCTTTGCATCGCTCCCGCTTTTACCACCCTTCTGAAGCTTTGTTACTAATCCTTTAAAACTCATGGTTTCTTATTTTCGGACTAGACTTGTAATGCGTTCATGAACGAATTCATATGTCATTCCGTGGTCTCCACCATATGCGTGTCCATAGTCTTTTTTAGACATTGCTTTACTCTCATCTCTACGAGACTTTAAACTTTGCTTGTGTTTGCCTTTATGCTTTGCGCCTAAAGAATCATCAAGTCTGTCATTGTATCCTTGTGCCATAATTATTGATATTTTTTTCTTGTTGCTTTGCGGGTTGTTGTTTTTTTAGGTTTTGCGCCTTCCTTTAACATAATAGAGTTAAGCATATCCTTTGCCTTATATTTGGTTTTAGTAACTGTCCCTTTTGTTGTGGTTTTACCTTCCCCGCCCGCATAAAAAGATGGAACATATCCCTTTCCTTTATGTTTTGCAGTAACCGTCCCAAAGCGTTGTGTGACTTTATGCTTAGAAGTGGGGGTGGTTTTTTTATGCTTTACCTGATTGCTTTTAGGCTTATCATCCTCAGTTTCATGTAATGGTAATGATGTTCTATATGCCATAATTATTTTTTTTGGTGTCTTTTATTTGTTAAATCTGTGAACGCTTTTTTATTTGATAGGTCAACAATTGTTTTTCTATCTTTTCTAGCTTGAACCAAATCGCCAATACTGATATTGCCGGGAGTGGATTTCTTCCGTGGGGTGGAGTGGTATTTAGTAAAACCCTTAACCGCCTTATCAAGATTAACAGAATCTGTTTTATATTGCTCCATAGAATATCCTGTAGGTCCTGTCATCCCTGTCATTCCTTTTTTCTTTGGCTTATCATCCTCTGTAGGATGTAATGGTTGTGAAGTTCTATATGGCATAACTATTTTTTAATAAGTAATAATACAAATATACAAAAATTATTTAGGTCGTTTTCTAGGGCGACCACGCTTTCTCTTAATTGGAGTTATAACCCGTAAACGCTCATTATCTTTTTCTAGGTGTACTACCCGCTCGCGAAGTGTAGAAACCTCTTCCGTTAAATATAATACTTTCTGCCTTAAGTCATCTTTTTCCTTTGCTGCTGAAGTTAGTAAGTCCTCAAGCTTATTTACTCTCTCTTTCAAATCATCTCTAAATTGTACGGTGTCACTATTCTCCCTTCTCTCTTTCATTCTCTTAGTCCTAAGCCGAAGTCTCGTTTCTAAAAACTTCCAAACCCCCGCAGTACCTACTACGGCAGCAATAGTTACTAATATTTGAGTCGTCAATGCATCCATTGTAATAAATTGTTAGCTTTGTACAAAGATAATTAAATTAAATCAATGGATATAGATAAACTTATCGACAGAAGCTATACAAAAAAGACGCCATCAAATGATTATTTGAAGTATTGGCGCGTAATAAGGTACTATTTTAAAAAAAAATATGATATCTCTACTGCTGACCTTGAAATGTTATTGTTCCTTTACTCTGAAAGATACTTCTCTAAGGTAAAGTTTAATGAGTTTAACGAACTTTTGTCTTGGGATATAAAAAGATTTGATAGTCTCTTGAAGAAGGGATGGATAGGGGTTTTTAGAAAGAATAGGCATAAACATAAAACCCTTTACGAAATATCACATAAAGGTCGCCACATGATAGGTTCCATCTATAAGAAACTTAATGGCGAAGAAATACCCGAAAGTTTGACCGGAAACCCAATGCTCCTCAAAAATGTGTCCTATTCGGATAAAGTATATCGCAATATGATACGTGAGATGAATAAGTCTATAAGACAACAACGACGTCTTTCTCAAGAATAATAGTAAAGGTCTGTTGCTCAATAATCATATCATAGCCTGACTTCTTATCATAGTAGATGATGTCATTCTCTTTTATGGAATCAACATGTGTTCCCGGCTTTACGACTTTCCCTTTCTTATACCTAAAGCTATTGCTATCGGTTTCTGAAAGAAGGAGTCCTGACTCGGTAGTTACCGGCTCCTCAATGGTATTGATGATTATATATTTGTTAATCGGCTGCATATGTTCTAGCTAAAGTGATTATTGCATTAGTGCTTAATATCGTTATCGCTACAGAAACTGCGTTTGCCAAAGCACTTTTCGTAACTTTAGCGGGGTCAATAACTCCCATATCCATTAGGTCTCCGTACTGCTCTTTTTTTATGTCATAGCCAAATCCTTCTTTTTTTACTTCTATGTTCCTGTCTACATAGGTATCAAGAATATTAGGAGTTTTGCCACTATTAATCATTATTTGTTCAAAAGGAGCGCGCAGCGCGATTTCAAAAATTTTCAGCGCAGCATTTTCTTCTTTAGACTTATAGGGCTGATGAATACAGTTGTCAGCCTCATCATAGAGTGCTATCCCTCCACCGGGGAGGATACCATCTTGCAGTGCTGACCTAACGGCACATACGGCATCATCAACACGGTCAAATTTTTCTTTTTGTTCGAGGTCGGTATGTCCCCCAACATGTATCACTCCGATGCCACCTTTCAGTGCTGCTATCCTCTCTAGGATAAACACTTGGTCGGCAGGATTTTTCGTTGCCTTATGCTGCTCCCACAATTCTTTTGCTCTTGTCTCTATTGCTTTGGTATCGCTTGCGTCATCTTTAATTATTATGGACGAGTCTCTTCCGATGATGACTTTCTTGGCATGGCCCAAATCGCCGAACTCGACATGGCTGAGGTCATCGCCTGTGCCTTCAGAGAAGTATGACGCTTTTAGGGAGAACGCAATATCAGCCATCAGTTCCTTCTGCTTCCATCCGAAGTTAGGGGGTTGTATGACGCATATCTTAAGGCCATTCTTCATGACATTAGCCGCTAAGGTATTAATGACATTAGGGGCGCAGGGCGCTATGAGAAGGAGTTTCTTGCCATCAGTTATTATTGGCTTAAGGGCTTTCTCGATATTAAGGATGTTGTTTATCTCGATGTCTGATACCATTACACAGACGTCTTCGAGGATGCACTCGTCTTTCTTTTGGTTATTGATGAATAGGTTGGAGGAATATCCCCTGTCGAGTTTAAACCCCTGTGTCACTTCGGCGTAGGTCTTTTCCGATTGTGACTTCTCCACCGTTACGATGCCGTCCTTCCCGACCTCGTTATATGTGTCGCCGATGATTTTACCTAACTCCTTATCATTATTTGCTGAGATGGTAGCCACATCAACGACTTTCTTTTTATTTAACTTGCGAGACTTAATTGTTAGGTTGCTGAGAATACTGCGACACAGAATGTCAATCTCACGAAGCATCTCCGTAATATTTAACTCCCCAATATCTTCCAATTGATATGCCGCCTCAACTATCGCCTCCGTTAATACTATCGCCGTTGTCGTTCCGTCGCCCGCATCTTGAGCAGTCTTATCTGCCGCCTGCTTCATAATCTTTACCGCAAGGTTCTCAACGGGGTCCAATAAATCTATGCTCCGGGCCACCGTGACGCCGTCTTTCGTTACTGTTATTCCGTGTGTGTGGTTTTGGGATTCAATGAGGACCGTCTTTCCGCGAGGTCCCAATGTGCTTTTTACGGCGCGAGATATTTCCTTTATCCCCTTGATGAGTTTCTTTCTGCCCTTCTCGTCGAAAGCGAGTTGCTTGGGCGAGTATCCTAAGTCTTGCATTTGATTTGATTTAATTTTACTACAAAGATAATAAATTATTCGGTGTAAATATATATCGGAGTCATCTCTCCAACATATGCCCCCAATACATTGTAGTCAATATATTCCATAGCATCTTCCTCACTCATCTCATCGCGAGTCATTAATATATCTATCATCTTAGCAACTCTATATACTAGCTTACCCTCATTGGTGTAGCCTACTATAGCCGAATTAAACCCATCGGCAATTAATGCCTCCGGATAATGTTCTTTTACTATCTCCAATATCTTATCGTGATTCATTCGTTTGGTGTATTTATATATCGTCTTCTTCTTCGTCATTATGTATCTCTGCCGTGATATAGGCTATGGGTATTAGAAATAAACCTACTATCCAAATATACAAAATTATGTCCACTCCTATCATAATAATCTTATTGTTCCAATGCTCGTTTCTACTGTGGTGTTATTCATTTTTAATGTTTTTTTTTATATAGTCTAGTAACCAATCGTTGTCCCGGCAAATTCCTAAAAAATAATTAGCCATTTGGTGTACAACAATCTCTTCATCATCATCTTCCTCTAATGGGGCGCTAGATTTATTTAATCCTCCAATATCTATTATGGCATGGAACATTTCATGGATAAAAGTATTGACCATCTTTTGTCCATATAAATCTTTTTGAATCTCTATTAAGCCTTTACGGCTATCGTATATGCCATAGCAATCCGTTAAGTGGTCCGTTGTGAAGTCAGGAGAGGAATATTTAATTTCGATATCCCTATACCCTACTTTTATTTTATTAGGCTTTCCTTTTCCCATCCCTAATTTTTATCTGCATCTCGCATATCTTTATGTTGATATTAGAATTCTCCCTTTGCCACTTGTGTAAGCAAGGTGCTTCTCTTAACTTCTTTATTAACTTTTCTAAGTACATCGTATTTCTTTATTATCTCCTCTTCTAAATGGTTTCTGTTTATCCGTATGCATTCAGCCTGATAGATGCTATTCCATCGCTCATTGATTTTCTCCCCCGGAGTGTGGTACTTCTGTGCCAACTTCTTTATCTCTTCAACTGTCATGTATCTATTTTATCGCGTGGACATAAATAAACTATATGTCCATCATATGTCGGTAATGCGGGTTTTCTTCTTCCCTATATACTATATATATATTTTATCTATGTCTCTGTTAAAAAGTATTTCATTTCCACTTTGAAATCGACATTATCGACACAACTTTTATAACTCGTTCTATTATAACTCTTTATACTATGTCGTTTTTTTTAAAAATCGACACTAAAATGTCAATAATTGGTTTATTATAGAAATTTATATAAAAAAAAAGGGAACCGAAGTTCCCTCTCCATCAAACAAACCAACCTTAACAGGACACGAAAAGGAAAGAAAGAATATATCTATTTGTTTAAAAGTGTTTTAATATCTCTGCGGCTTCGTGCTAAATCATTGCCCTCAGCTATCATCTCAATCTTCTCAGCCTTCTTCATATCTCTCATTACTCTGCACATCTTAGTAATTCCTAGTTCTGAAGTAGGTCTTCGATTTATTTCACGACCGTTTTTCATTGTTAAACCATCCATGTACCAAAGATACAAAAAAAATATTACATACTTAGAGGTGTTGGGTCTTATGTCGTGTCAGCGTTGTGATGCTAAAAATTAAAGTGATTTGTTTTTTGGGTAGGGGGGTAATGTCTTGAAAATCGCAGGCTGATTTTTTTAGCTTTTTGTGGCGCATCTGCTTGCCTGTCTGTCTGTCCTTTTGCGCTTGCCTGTCTGTCTGTCCTTTGTTCCTTTGCTTATGCTATGGGGTGCATCTATCTACATATTGAATGACTGTTCCTATCTATCCAATGAAAGAGAATAGTATCCTCAAGGATACTTAAAGAGATACTTAAGAGAGTAAGAAGTCTCTTTATATCCCTGTCCCTGTTACCGTAATGATAAACATTCAGTCAGGTTATATACTAATATTAAACTATTGATAAACAATCTGTTAACCTAGTGTTAAACATTTATTTTATTTTATTCTTGTTTTATGCTTCTTTATTCAATAATTAATATTAAATTGCACTATATTTATTAATTAACTCAACTAAATTTAAACATTATGACACTAGTAACAACAGGATTAAACACAAATGTTAACAGTATGGAAGTAGAATTTTTAGCGAATTCTCAGGTAAAAACTTTTTTCAAGTTAGGCAGAATTAACACATTACAGGGTAAAGTGGTAAATGCTCAAAAGAAGAAATTCGGGCACAATGTAGAATTAAGTATAGTAGTCTTAGAAGCATATGAACAGATTACATCTGAACAGGGCAAACAGTTGATGAATGACCATGATATCACATGGTCAAGGGAAGAATTTTACCTGAAGGCATTCGGATGGAAAAAAGCTTACTTCGGTAAAGTTAAAACAATGGGCATGAACCAAGTAAGTTTCCCTGACAGTATTCAAGCTTACTACGATGCAATCGAAGAATTCGAAACATCAGGAATGAAAGCTTCATTATCTGTTGTTGGGTATAATTATTTTTGCGCTAACGAAATGGTATTGAAGGAAGTGCATGACATGATGAATACCAATGAAGCTGAGATTGAAAGCGAAGATACGGACAGTGAGACTGACAGTGAGACTGACAGTGAGACAGACGTAAGTATCACTATTAAACTTGGCGAACAGACTATTTGCTTAAGAAGAACAAACGGTCAATTTATATCACATAATGACGCGCCCGATATCGTATTTGCTCTTTCATCTATCATTGATGATATTGAAGCACAAGGTGTAATAACTTCATCTGAAGCTAGCTAAGTATCCTTAAGGATACTTTTAACCCTAAAGCCTGCTTTCGTTCATTCGTTAGCGGGCATTTTGGGTAACTAAAACCAAGAAATCATGAGAATTTACAAACCGTCTATTATTACCAAATTTAAAAAGCTACATAGCTTTAATAAAGGAAGATTTATTACCGCCATGTGCATGGCATTATATTTATATGCGTTTACGGTATTAATGGCTTACCTATCTACCACAGTTATTGATATACCTTATGGCGTAATCGCTTTTGGTCTTATTAGCTTCACGTCAGGCTTATACTGTGAATGGCAAGCATTCAAGATATTGGAAGATTAACATCAATAGGCTTAAAACCTTAGCGCATATCAGAGACGGTATGCGCTTTTGGTGGTAGACAAAGTATCCTTAAGGATACTATTTTAAACACAAAAACGACAGGACAATGAGACAAATTACACAAGAATCAGTTAGCGCATTTTTAGATGGTAAGCCATTCAAAAAAGCAAATATGGAAGTAGAAATTTCAGAGAGACACAATATAAAATTCCTTATGTTGCATGGGCATACAATCGCAATTATGGAGAATGGAAAATTAAGAATTTCAAATTGTGGATGGAAAACCAACACCACAAAAGAAAGGCTTAATGGCTTACCGGATGTTAATATTCAA